GTCGGGAAATAGGGCCTCGCCCGGAATGGGGTCCTTAGCTATATCACGAATGATCTCCAGTTTCTACGACTGCAAGCATGCAAAAGGAATGTAACCTGCTTACTGGGGAAACCAGTGAAGGAGGGAACCACCACACCACCACCTACGTCGAATAGGTGGTGCATGTGATAGAGGCCTCAATCATAAAGTCTCCCTTTGGCGCAGTTCTATCCACTAGCACATTGGCAGCTGCCGATGTTACGACTTTCCGTGCCGATGGCGTTGTCACCCAGAGTTGAGGTGACTTACCTGCTTGATCTGCTACTGTTTTACCTCCACACGTGAGCTTGACAATCCCCTCGGGGATCGCCTGAGAGTCAATGTACTTGACCCTAACCGTATGGATAGTCCAGGTTGCTGCGCTTTGATCAAGTCCCTCAAAGTTTCCCAGCTTAAAGCTGACGTTCACACTCCCCTCCTTCTGTGCCTTGCACATGATGTAGGAGGTGTAAACCTTTTGGAGTCTTGGCTCAGCGTTGTTGTTTATTTTTGCTCTTCTTCTTGCGTTTTTGCGTTGGGTTTTCGTCATCCCTTGCGTCTGTTGTTGATTACTTTGCGTCATATTTGTCGCTTTTAAACGCTCGTCAGCGTTATAAAGGATCTTACTTTCTGGAAAGTCCCCAAAGACGATCTCAGGCTCGAAAGCCACCGCCAGCGGGTTCAAAGATACGGCACCCTCGGGTCCGGGCCTTTGAACTTTAACGATGGAGGACTTGCCTGATGCCGTCCTCGGTTTCACAACCAACTCACCAAGGCGAGTGAGGGGCCTAAGAGCGCTAACGATGTAGTCACTTAGTGTCCCACTCTCTTGGGGTCGTAAGTAATGTGCAATGAGTGTGTCAAGTGGAAGGTACTGGCAAAGTGCATTGTTCCACTCCTCAGTCCCAGCCAAGGAAATGTTCTCCTTGAGTAACTTTTGACACCACGTGTCAACATAATGAAATTCCCGCGGACAGAACACAAGCATCTGCCTAACAGCGCACGCCCTAGACAGACGTCCTGCCGGCGTGGTGTCTAGCATCCGTTGTGCTAAAGACGCTATGTGTTTGTCGGGGTCAACAGGCCTAAAGACCACTGTTGTGCCGTTGATTACGAACTTCTTCTTCAAGAAATCAAGCTCAGCAAGAGGCCGAGGGTCCAGATTTTCATCCTTAACCTCAACTCCATACCGAGCCATGAAAGCCCGAACGGAGTGTCCGTTGAAATCTCCAATAACATCCGGATTGACAGTGAACGTGTTGTCGTCACCATAAATGGCTAGCATCACGTCGTTGTTGAACTGTTGAAAGTTCTTTCCGGTAGTGTGGTAATAAGCCGCTGCAAGCAGGGCGTACAAAATAAAGGTATTGTCGGGCCCGGTGTTTCCAGAACCCGAAGGGTTGCCTTTTGGTTTCACGAAGTACTCTCCCAAGCCAGTAGTGACAACCGTTTCAATAATATCCTCATACAACCTAAATAACCGTTTACGGGCTCTCGTAGCCCTCTCCTTACTTACGTAGCTAGGTTCCAAGAACCTCCACCGCAGGTCACGAACTCCTTCCAGTAGAGGCCGAATCAACGAAGCATCCCAAGCCTTCTCGTCGAGGGCGAAGCCCTCGGCATAACGAGAGAGTTTGGCATGCAACGTCTGCCAGCCTCCACTGTACGGATTGATGCCCATGCAGGAGGAAGTTACGATCGGAACCGCCTGTAGTGCGTCGTTTATCTCCTTGTTCAAACGTCCAAGCGCCCACACGTGCTCGACAGGGCTGTTACAGACCGTACGGGTCTGACCAGCCCTGACCTTTCTCATCGGGATTAATTCATCCTTCAGAAATAAGGACCAAACACACGAAGGACCGTCCTCCCTGTGTAACGAATCCCAATACTTGTTAAGGTACGAGGAATCGGCACTCAGGAAAAACGATGCCTTGTCGTGGTGGCGGCTGTTCCAGGGTTGCCCCGCGCTTTTTGTTAGGTCAAGTGAATTTATAACATCCGTAGAGCTTGCTTCGGAAACTCTTTGCATGTAGGGAGAAAAGTGTCTATAACACCAATCAAAGCCTATGCTTAACAGACGCTTGTCATCACCCGACAAGGTTCTATCGGCACCCGCCCCGAACTTGTTCATAGAATCATACACTGCCTTAGGATCCATGATTGGATTTCCGTAACCGAAAACCCCCTCATGACCCAGAGACGTGACATGTTCAATAAACTCGTGATCAAGGCGACCTTTGGAGGAAAGGGTAGAATGTGGTCCACCATCGCCCAAGTATAATAAATCTGACTTACAGGCAGACCTACGTTCGTTGGTCGGATGGAAGTACTGCTTACGACATGCTTCTGGCATGCGATTGAATACTTTAATTAAACAGGACTGTGCTTTACATCTCTTCTGATATCTCAATTGTTCAGTC